ATTATTTCGTTTACTCCTTCATTAGCTGCTGCAAATACTTTAAATGCCTGGTCTTGGTTTAAATCAGATAAAACATAATCTAATACTGTACATGGTAATCTTTGCGTAGAACCTGAATAAACATGAAAGCCATCTCTATCCATAAAATATACTCTATTGTTTGCACTAACTGCTGCATTAGGAGATATCAAACTTGGACCTTCAGCTACTTCTGTAAATGAAAATATAAATGGTTCTCCAACAAAACGCATAGAAACAATACCTGCATCAGTCCATATAAGTATTTCTTGTCTTGTTCTAAGTGCTCCAATAATTATAGAGCCTGTTGATAGTTGAACACCGCCAGCTTGGTTTGTTGCTGTTGGAGTCCAGTCTACTGCACTTTCTGTATCTGAAAATCTAACTAATAAAGGGTCAAGTTCAGAAGAACCTATTGGATTACAACCAAAAGCTATAACATGCTTGTCAACATCAGACATCATTATTTGCAATACTTTTGTAGGCACATCGCTAGCACCTGATTCTGCAGATAATAAAGTTGCTCTATCGCCAGTACCAGATGATTTATCCCAAAAATATATTTGGTCTGCTCTTGGTGCTGCAATTATATCGTCACCAAAATTATCTATTGACCATAATCTTAATTGATTAGTAGATGTTAAATCACCTGCTGAACCAAATGTTCCAGCACCCCATGTATTTACACCCCAACCAGTACCTCTTACATAGACATCTAGTCCTGTATTTATTTGATATGCACCATCAACACCAGAACCACCATTACCTGAATCAGAACTATTTGCTGTTACTTCATCACCAGATGTATCTTTTGCAATAATAGTATAAGTATCTTCGCTTATTACTGTTTCTATTTGATATTCTTGATTTAATACATCAGCAGTAATTAAACCGCCTAAAGTAACTGCACCTGAAATTGTAACAAAATCTCCTGTAAGTGCTCCATGAGCATCGTCTGTTACAGTTAATGTGCTTGAACCATTAGTAGCAGAAAAGACAATACCATTCGTAGTAGTAGCCCTTATAGGAGTTATATCGTAAAAAACATTACCAGTTAAATTATATAATTTTTGATGTGTTCCTAAACCAATATAAGTATCACCACTTGCTGCTCTATATGGATGTATCTTTCTTGCCGTGTCAATAAAACCATTCTCACTAAATTTAGTCCAGCCTCCTATTCTTTCAGGCTTTCCTTTTCTAAATCTAACTTTATCTGCATCAAACCAGCCACCTTCATTACTATAATTAGTACCTTCTTTATTTATGCCAGGTTTAAATACATACTTCATTAATGGCATTGGCTACACCTCATACCATTCTTTGCCTTCAAACAATAAAGCTTCTGCTTCTCTGCGTCTTATTAAACCTTGTAAAACTTTTCCTCCAGCTTTATTCCAGCGTTTTATTTGACTAGGAGTAGTGTGATAATCACCAGCATTTAAAAGTTTTAATAAAGTTGAAGATTTTAAATTAGAAGGACCGAGATTAAATACCCATGCTACTAAAGCATCAAATTGATTTTGATTTAATTCTACTTTTACCATGTCATTAATATAACCTTCATACTCATTCATTTCATGTAAGAGTAAATCTTCTGCTTCTTGCATAGTAATTTTCATACCATCTTCTACTGGCTTACCTTTATATTTTAGGCTGCCATATCCAATTGTTGCTTTATTTGCTGCACATCTATAAGAAACTGCATTACCATCATTGTCTGTAGGACAACCTTCAAATTTTTTAATAAGAGATAAACCTTCTTGTGATATATTCATATTTTTATTCCTCGTTATTTGTAGTAACTGTCCTATAATAGACAACAACTTCTTTAAGTTCATTCATATACCTTTTAAGCTCTTGCATATTGTAAGCCATTACCTCGTAATCAGGTATTGTCATAGCTAAAAAAACTAATTCACCTTCTTGTTTTTCTATTCTAGCAAGTTGTTCTTCCCAATTGTCAGGAGTAACAACAATCCACATAGGTTCTTTTAGGTCAATTTCTCTAGGCATAACTGGTTGCACTATAGTTCTGTCTAGTGGTTTTGCTGTAACTTGTATTTCTTTAGTTGGAATTAGGCTGCAACTGCAAACCATCATCAAGGTTATCAACAACATTGCTGATTTTCTCGATGTCTTCCATAATGTGTTTTGTTCCATTATTTATTTTTCTCTCCATTTCTACTGGGTCTGCCAGTATTTTTGCAGATAATTCATAGTCTTTTATAAACTGAGTATATCTATTAAGTTCTCTTTGAGCTGCTTGACTTTTAACTGTAAGTTCATTTAGTTGAGTTGTTTGTAAAAGAAAGTCATTTTGTAAATTTTGTATAGCTTCTTCTTGTGTAGCTATAGCACCTTCTAAAGCAAGGTTATTAGATTTAAGTGTAGTGTTTTCTTGATATAACCAATAACAACCTAAACTTAAAACTAAAATTATGCCTATAAATATTTGTTGCATTAAACATCCTCTATAATGTAATTAAGACCTGCAGAACTTCTATACTCTATAAGTTTATTATTTTCATCTCTAAATTTAAGATGTTTTTCTTTTTGTATTAATATCTTTTTAGTAATATAAGTTTTATCATCTGCATCACCATATTCTTTATTAAAAGATACTGTAACTTTATAGCGTGTCTTAAATTTCTCTAAAATCCATTTCCAAATTAATTTAATTTTATTGAGTATTTTGTTCATAAGTAAATATTTTTAATGGTTTAGATTTACCTTTTACCTCAATAGGTTCTAGTTCTTTTAAATGATAACCACATAAACTTTCAGTAGATTCTCCAATTAATAAATCTACATCTCTTTCTTTTGTAGAACTTTCTAATCTAGCTGCTGTATTAACAGCATCCCCAATAGCAGTATAATCAAATCTAGATTCTGAACCCATATTTCCAATTACTGCATCTCCTGTATTTATACCTATACCAATAGCTATAGGTGGCAATCCTTCTTCTTGTAACTCTATATTAAGAATAGACATATTTTCTATAATATCAAAAGCACACTCGACTGCTATTTTAGGATGATTTATTAAATCTATAGGTGCATTAAATATAGCCATCATTGCATCGCCAATATATTTATCAACCATACCACCATGTTTTTGTACTGCGGATTGTTGTGCAGTTAAAGCTTTATTCATTATATAAGTTACTTTTTCTGGTTCGAGAGTTTCTGACATAGCGGTGAATCCCCTAACATCAGTAAATAAGAAGGTAGCATACTTTTTTTCTCCTCCTAACTTTAATAAGTCAGGGTTATTTTGTAATTGTTTAACCTGTCTTGGGTCAAGATAATGTTCAAATTGTTTTTTAATTTGTTGTCTTAACTTGTATTGTTCTCTAAATCTTAAATAAAAAGCTATAGAAGCTGTTATAAATTGAGATATTAAAGTCCAACTTACATCTATAAGAATACCTTTTTGTATAAGATAATGTCCACTAAATGCCGTTATAAAAAATAATATACTGGTAAATAGTATTCCTGTCGTTATTCCTAAAATATTTATTAACAACCACGCCAAAGCTACTGTTGTAATAAAGATTAATATTTCTGCAGCCAATGCCCAATCAGGAATATAAGGACTATCTTGTATTAATATAGATTCTGCTAATGCAGCTTGTATTTTATGAGGTTCTAATAAACCAACTGGAGTAGCTATTTGTGGCATAACACCATTTGCAGTAACTCCAACTATTACAAACTTACCATTTACATCCATTTCTTGTAAATCTGTTTGTGGTGTATCTATCCAACTAATCCATTTACGACCAAAACTATCTGTTTTTATTGGTGGTACTCCTCTTATTGATATTTCTTCTATACCATTATCATTAGTTTTTATAATGTAAGTTTTTACATTAAATAAAGATTTGTATATTTGCGTACCAAAAGCAGGAATCCAATTATTATCAGGTGTTTTTACTAAAAGAGGTATTCTTCTTACAAGTTGGTCAACTTCGGTGGGAGCAATGGCTAGACCCTGTAATGTATTATTTATAAGAGTGTTCAGGTTTTCCTTAACTCCCAAAGATACTATACCACCATTATCTTCACCTTTCACTACTGTACCTATAGGTTTAGGATATTTTCCTTTACCATCTTCAAACATAGCTATAACAGATGGTGCATACCCTAAAGACCTTGCAAAGTCTTCATCACCTCCCATTCTATCTGGTTGTGGAAAAGATATAACCCAGCCAACACCAACAGCACCTTTACCTAAAATTTCCATTTGTATTTCAGCTAATCTTTGTCTAGGTAGTGGATATCCACCTTCACGCTCTACATCTTCTTCAGTTATATTGAGTATGACAAAGTTTCCTGATTCTTCTGGTGTTTCTATAAAAGTATCAAATATTTTTAATTTAAGTATTTCTGTTGGGGTAGACTGAAATACTAAAGGTAAACTTAGTATTATAAGTATTATGAATATTAACTTCTTCATTAATCACTCTGAGTTATAGTTATAATTGAATCGCTACCGCCATTCACCTTGACCACATTAGATATACCATCTTGTATAAATATAACTGTATAAGAGTTATTTCCATCTAAATCTACTCGTACTGACTCATTTACACTTCTACGCAAACTTATAACATCACCTGCTATTAAAGTTGTTATTTGTGTGTCTGGGTCTTTACCTAATAGTGTTCCTGTTATTTGCGTACTAGTTGCTTGTGCTAGTTGGTCTTCTTCTTCAGCTACAGCTAACGCATCTAAAACATTAAGTAAATCTTCCAGGTAATTGACATCTAAATAATTTATATCTAATTCAGTAAACTCTAAACTATCATCTGTTAAAAAATCTTCGGCAAGATAATCTATATCTAAATCATTAAAATCTAATACACTATCAACTTTAGTAGAAGTTGTTTCTTCTTCAAGTATTTGTTCTTCTTTAGGCGGTGTGACAATTAGCATGTTATCTATAATATCTAAAGTTAAATCTAATATTACAGGTTTGCTAGGTGCTGATTCAAATACACTTACTGTAGTAGCTTCATAAGGTTTATTAAGTAAAACAGTACCCATAGCAGTAACCACCTCTATTTCGCCACTAGAAAGCCCTAGAGCGTCTGGTAGAAGTATTATAAGGCTACGACCTAGTTCATCTACTGTAGCTGTAAAATCAGTACCACGAATAGCTATATTTGCTGTAGGAGTTTTAAGTGTAATATTTTGTTTATCAATTTTATTAAAACTGCCAGTAATAAATCTAGCTGTGCCTAAACCAAAAGTAAGAGCCATTTTTGCTTTAGATGGGTCTGGGTCATAAATATACTCATCTATAAGCAATTGTGAATGTTCAGTTAGTTTTACTGTTGAATCATCTAAAAAAGTAATAGCCATTCTGCCATTAGTAGTGATAGCTTCATCATTACTTTGAATTGCAAATTTTAATTCGGCATTTAATGGTTTATCTCTTACTATCTGTGCTGAACCATTTAGTTCAGATATATCCCCAATATCAGCAGCTTGTGCTTGTACCTTGGTCGTTTTGAATGACGCAGACAGTAGAAGCAGCATTACCGCCAATTGATATAATTTTAAGCCAGTCATTATCTTGGGTACTCAGTTGTTGTATGTTAAAAGTCCTTTGACCGCCTGTATGGTCTAGCCAAAAATATCCACCTGCTGAAGCATTAACACCAGTACCTGTATAAGTTACTGTATTATCAGAACCATCTATGTCCATATAGTTAGTCGCACCATCAATATTTATGTTTGATGTTACTGTGTTACTAGAGCCTTGAATAATCCAATCTAAATTTAAGTTTGCTGCTATTGCAGTAGTACCTTGATTTAAAGTAAACGTATTACTATTACCTGTAACTGCTATATTTTGGTCAGAACCAGCAGAACTATATGTATTCGTTGGGTCTACTTGTATCGTAAAAGTATTAGTATCTCCAGTAAAATTATATAATCCTGTAAAAGTAGTAGCGTTTATATCACCTAAAAATTTATTGGTATTACCAATCATATTAATATCAAGTGTCATAGTAGCACCATCTAAATCAAAGGCAGTTAAAGACCCTGCAGTAGAATTTAAACCACCAATGATATTAGAAATACCTAATTGTTCTAAATCTATATTTGCACCAGTACCTGACTGGTCTACATAAATTTCGTTATCAGCCGCGTATATTGTCGATGCACTCAGCATCACAATCAGGCTCATCAATTTTAATTTCTTCATGTTTCCAAAAACTCCTGTCGTAACCGACATTTATTATTTCTAACACAGCACTTTCTATAGCTTTCATAAGTGCTAATGTTGTTGACTCGTTCCTTGAATTACCCAATTCAATCTCAACAAGCTCCGTGCCCATTTCAATAAAACGAAATACATCTTCTGATTTACCATAACTAAATATAGTTTTTTCAGTCATTACTTCAATCAATATTTCACCTGTGGCTACTGATACCATGCGTAAGGTAACTGTGACGCTATCTTCTCTATATTGAATACTAGAACCAATACCTAAGTATCTAGCTCCTGTACCCCCTGTAGCAAGATTGCTTTCATAGGCAATAACAGCACCTTCGATTAAAACTCCTGCAAATAATAATGGTTGTAATTGTTTTTTCTTTTCTTCATCACTAGCAAATTGTTCTCTAGCTGACCTTATTAATTGTCTTTCTTTTGTTAAATTATCTAACCCAACTCTTTCAACAACTGTAAAAAATTCTCCATTAGACGCATGTTTTAATGCTCTTATAAGTAAAGAACTTGGTTGTTGTGTAACTGCTGTACTAAATAAAGCAAATTCGCTATTGCTTTTTCTTTGTCCAGTTTGGTCTGTAAATGATGATGGATATACAGCAACTACAGGTTTTATAATAGGTTGTATTACATTAGCTAGTTCTTGAGATTGTAGTTCAGATATTTCAACAATATCATGTGCCTTAAATCTTTGTTCGTATGTATCTTCAAACTGGTTGAATATAGAACAACTAGAAAGTAAAAGTACCGATAGGTATCGTAATTTCAGTAACTGTTCCATCTGCTTCCGTTATTTTAAGGGTTAATGTTACACCATCACTAGTATATTCTATGGTGTTGCCTTCTAAAGTTATTGTGCCTGAACTTTGAGGCGTTTCCCCAAATAAATTATTTACTAACTGTCTTGATAGTTCTGCATATACTCTTGATTCTAAATTTCTCATAAATCTTGCAAGAGTAGAATTTTCTTTTTCTCTTTCTATTTCTTCTTGCAAAGCTTTAATTTCTTCTTTTATTGTAAGCTTACGACTAAATTCTTGATTTTCTATTGTTAAATAATGACTTGATGTAGCTTGTCCGTTAAAACTAGGTGATTTAAACTTGTGTACTATTTGGTCTGCTTTAATATTTTGAACAAAAATACCAACAAATAAAATTATACCTATAACCGCTATAATTTTAATTAATAAATTTTTTTCAGTTTGTTCTTGTAAAGCTTTTATATCAGCTTCATTTAGACTCCATTTTTTCTTTTTTACTGTCATTTGTTAATTCCTGCTCTTTGAGCTGTAATACTGTATTGACTTTTTGCTGCAACCTAATCATATCTTGGTCAAGTAATCTTAATTGGTCAGTTAATCTAATTATAGTTTTTTGCATTTCACTAATTGCAGGTTCAACAGTTTTAGTTACTGTAGACCAAACATAGTAAACAAAGTAACCTAGACCTACGACCATAACAGTAGCAAATCCAAATTTTTCTATAAGAGCTACTATATCCATTAGTCTCGTCTTGCGTCTATTTTGCCGTCTTCTACAAAGTTTTCTGCCCTGGCTATTCTATCTAAATCAGGAGCTATGTTTAAAGCACTAGATACGCTTGTATCAATACGAATAATATCGTTATTCATTGTTGATGCTCTAGTTATAAGCATTTTGGTAATACCTTCTACTGTTTTAATTTTATTAACTAAACCAGTCATCATCTGTTTCATTATAAGAAATATAAAATATCCCATAATTAAACCACTAGCTATAGGCAATCCAACCTTTTCTATAAGGTCAAAGGCTTCCATATATTATTTGCTATTAATTTTATCTTTGGCTGTTCCTGCGTATAAACCAAACCAAGCTGCACCTGCACCTACTACTATTGAAATTAAACCTGATTGTTCAAATGATGGTTCAGGTAAATTCATAAACCATATAGTACATTTATATAAAAGAACTATATAAACTGTTAAAAACATTCTTGGAAATATTCTCCAGGCATCTATCATGTTAGAAAACCATATCCAGTTTTGCCATGGATTATCAGGCTCTTTTTCATTTTCCATTTCCATAATTTTTTGTTTTAGTTCACCAATTTCTTGAACCATAGCCATAAATTTATTTAGGTCAATTTCAACCTCATTACGACTCATATCTCCGCTAAATCTTTCTTCACTCATAATTTACTCCTGGGGTGTGAATTTTCCTAATTCTATTAATTTTTGTCTGTTTATTAAATGTTCTGCTTCTACATCATCTTTAGATTGACCAAAGTAAGCTACAGCTAAATAATTTTTTACCATAGTTTTATTAATATTTAATCCATCAACAATAACATTGCCTAAAACTCTGCCGTATTTACCTCTAGAATCTTTTAGTTTAGTTTGTATAACTACTTGAGTGCCATTATCTACAGCATCTTTTAGGAAAGCCCCAGCCATTTTTCCTCTAACTTTCTCATCTTTGTTACGAGTGCGTGATTCGGGAGTATCAATACCATATAAACGAACACGAGACTTAAACATAATGTCAAAACCAAGGTCCAAAACAACATCAATAGTATCACCATCAACCACTCTATCAACTGTGCAACTGTATTCATACATTATCTTTTTTTTCCTTTATGCAAGCCATGTCTTGCATGTTGTTTACCTTTTCTTGTTGCTTCACGTTTTTTCTTATTAGCTCTAGCAAGTTTACTTCTACCTTTAGATGTAGATTTTAATTTTTGTATTTGTGCTTTAGGTGCATAGACTTCACCTGTTTCAGAAGATTTTTTACCACTAGGAGTAGTCCATTTTTCTCCTGTCCATTTTTTCAAACTTCTTTGAGATTTTTTTAATGGCATTATTCTTCCTCTATTTGTTCACTATATAAATTATTAAATGTTGTTAATGGGTCAAGATAACTTTCATGACCTTCTGCTGAATGTATGTGTTGTGATGGTGCAAAGTCTGGTGGACCTTCACCTGTAACCCATAAAGCAGGACTAGTAGCTCTTACTCTATTATTTGGTAAAGCAACTATATTGCCTTTCCATTCACAGTCTTCAGTAATATACATAACATGAGATTGTTTATGTTGTGCAGGACAATCAGCAATTGAATTACCAGTATAATCTACAGTAAATAAATATTTGCCTTGATAAAAATTATTATTAATTTTACATATCCAAGGACTAGAACTTACTCTATCCATAACTACTACAGAATGATTTCTAGCTTCACAGTCCCAAGGTTGAGCTAAATGGTCTTCCATAGGTAATGCCCACTCTGCTACAGGTATATCTGCTACAAGAGCTTGTATGGGCATCCTAGCCCACATTGCACCACCATGTATGTTGGCTTCATCATCTTCAGCTTCACATCCAGTAAATACTACTTGAAAACTAAGTGACCTATCTGGAATTGTATTTACTGCTATTGCTATAGCATGTAAAAATTCTCCATGATATCTTTGATGATTAACTGTAAATTCTTTCCTAACCCAACATTTAAAATGCGATATATTGCTTATTAGGTATGACACTATTTATATCCACCACCAGCTTTTTTATAAGCTTTAGCTAACATTTGTGCTTTACGAGCAGACCATTGACCAGGCTTACCACCTTTGCTACCAGCTTTAATTCTGTTAAATATACGTTTACGCATAGTAGGTTTTGTATAATTACCAGCTTTATTAACTGTTGATTTTTTTGCTCTACTCATTACACAAATCTTGCTAAAAATACAACTGCAACAATAAATGGATAAACTGCCCAAATCATATTATCTAGTTTATCAAATCTTTTTGAGCCATCTTCTAATCTTTTATCTATGCTTTTATATATAGCCTTACATTCTCTTTCGTGAGACTCTATGGCATTTAGAGCATCCTTAGAATTAGTCATTATTTTTTTGGTGCACTTTCTTTAGCTCGACCAATATTTAAAGCCAACATATCAATAAATTTATATATCTTACCAATCCACACATCGTCTTTTGGTGTTTTAGTAGTTGCTGCTATTAGTGATGCAACAGTAACAATTAAAGTAACCCAAGTTACTAAATTAACAATAATATCCATTATTTACCTCCTTCAGTATTTAATGTTTTTGTTTCAGATTTTAAAACTTCTTCTGATGTTTCTTTTGTAGATTGAATAAAACTATTTTGAAAAACATTTAAAGCAGCATCAACTTGGTCTAACTCAAATGTTATTTGTGCTTTTTTGTTTCTCAAATCTGCTATTTGTTTAGTAAAATATTTTTGTTCAAGACTCATTTCTGACTCTTTAATTTCTTTATCTCCTAAAATAGCTACATTTTCTTCTTGTTTTACAGTTTTGTTATTATCCATGCTTCTCCTATGGTTTTATGCACACTTGTAGGTGTGACTGGTTTATAAATTTATCCTAAAGTTTTAGTTGCACTTTTTGGTGTAACTTTTGCACTTATAGCATTGTCTACAGAAGACTTATGAGATGCTACTTCATCAGCACCCATAGCTGTCTCTACCCAACCCTGTACAGTAGACTCAGAAAGACTTGACCAGTTAGTAAAACTAGATAAGTCATCTGTAGCTACTTGTTGTGTTCCATAAACAGTAGCTGTTTGTGGGTTTCCGTTTGAGTCATTATTAGCGTCATCGACACCAGTAAGCTTCCAATGAACATTGTAAACTACATTTGATTTACCGCTTTTTGTTGGATATGTATCACAAGTTTTACAATCCCATGTATATGATATTGCCATATTTATTCTCCTTTAAGTAAGTTAATTTCAGATTTTAAAGCATCAATCTGTTCTTGTTGTTCTTGTATTGCTTTTATGAGTGGTGTTACTACTTTGCTGTAATCCATTGAGTAATAACCTTCTTCATTAACATTTACTGAATATGGTATTAATTCTTCAACTTCTTGTGCTATTAATCCATCTTGTATTTCGCCACCATCTTTCCATTCAAAGTTTACTGGATTTAGTTTATTTACTATTTCTAAACCTTTTGCTTCACCCAAAACATTTTTGAGTCTAGCGTCTGAGGATGTACCATAAGTTACTGTAGAATTATTGTAAGATATCTGACTAACAGTTGAGCCACCATTTTTGAATCTAATTGGGTCTGAGGTATTAGTTGTAGAAGCTCTGTTAAAGGTCATTACTGGACAATTATCATCTTCATCTGGTTGTATAGTTAAAGCTCCAGCCGCTCCTATAGATGAGCCACCTACGACTAAATCTTTTGATGCTACTATTCTCATTACTTCTGCTGGTGAATCACCTGCTGAAACTTTAAACACCATAGCCATGTTGTTATTGCCATCGGTATTTTCAGCTTGAATTATTGTGCCTCTATCTGTTGCATCGTTAGCTGTTGGAGATATGTATAGCCTGCAGTAAGAACCAGAACTTGAAGAAGGGTTTCTAATTAAAAACGCACCACCATTACCACCAGCACTTGTTTTAGACACTTGCCCATCAACACCATTAATTGTTACTGATGAAGTTGTAATTAAAAATCTGTCATCACCTCCAGCTCTAATAGTAAGAGCATCTGCTGTAAACCTCATATAAGTGTTGGTATCATCATTATGATAAATATATTCATTAACACCTATATCACCTGCTACATCAAGCTCATAAGTTGGTGATGATGTGCCGATTCCGACCTTCCCATCACTTAAAATACGCATCCTTTCTGAGCCATCATTAGTACCAAATCTTATATCTTCGCCATCAAATTTTAATGCAACATAATCGCTAGCACTTCTATCATAAGATTGAATATAATTTAAAGAAGAACCCATTGAAAATTCAATACCGCTTGCTCCATCAGTATGACAAACAACAAATTTAGTTTGTGGATTTGTAGCATTTATACCAACATTACCAGCACTTGTAATACGCATTCTTTCACTTGGAGCTGAACCCGGACCTGTGCTTGTTGGTTTTGTATTAAAAGCCATGCTTGTAGCTGCTGTACTACCACTATGGTTTTCAGCAGCAATAGCTACTATAGATGCTTCAGCAGCAGCATTACTATTAGCACCATCTACTCCTTTCCAAGCATAAGAACCTAAAGTTTCTCCAGAGCTAGGATTACCACCTACTTCTCTATTTAACTGTATACCACCATTACCACCACCAGTAAGAATATTTAATCCTTGTAAAGTAGCTGTAGGTTTTGAAGAATAACCAATCCCAACATTGTCTAAACCACCATCAACAAACAAAGCATGAGTTTGTCCATCTGATTCAACTCTAAAGTCTAGGTCTATACCTTCTTCATTAATAACAGTTTCATCACTTTCTAATGATAATCGTAATCTTTCAGTTCCACCTACTATTGTTCTGTGATAAACGAATACATCTTCTGAACCATTACTTGCATCTTCAATTTGAGCAGTAATTCTATAAAAATCTGTAGCATTACCAGCATCATCATTTCCAGCAAATGCTACCGTAGCTAAATTGTCAGCATCGGCTCCATTACCAGCGTTTCTATATAAATTTATATTTGGACCAATAGCTGCATCTGTGTCTGTAGATACAAGTGTAAGGGTGTCAAGGTTATCTGCTGTAGTAATTGTTACACCACTTGCAAATGTTCCACCAGCATTAAATAAAGCTTTACCAGCATCTGAGCCATCAAGAGTAAGAGCAGTAGTGTTTGAGCCACCATCATTTACTTTAAATACAAGGTCTTTATCACTAATTCTGCTTATAATTTCAGCATTACTGGAATCTTGTTGTATATCTAAAAATGTACCAACTGAACCATCTTTAAAGAGTATGTTTCCACCATCAGCATCAAGAACAACATCTCCTGCTGAGTCTAAAGTTAAATCACCGCTTGATAAAGCTATAGTAGTTCCATCAATATTAATGTTATCAATATCTATACCTGCATCTGCTGTAATTTTTCCTGTTGAAACTAATGTTCCACCAACTGCAGTATTACCTGAAATATCAGCAGCACCATTTATATCAATAGTAGTAGCGTTTATTTCTATTTCAGTATCAGCAACTAAATCTAATACTCCATCTGCTGATTGGTGTATATAAGTTCCTGAATCACCAAATTGTAATTGTCTTGAACTGTTTAATAGTAAAGCTGTATCTGCAACATGGGTCAGCGTTACATCTGTATCTGCTCCAAATCCTAAAACTGCTGCGTCTGAAGATAAAGTTAAATCATCTCCTACAGTCATATCTGTAGCTGCTGCTACTGCACCTGCAATACTTAGAGTTCCTGCTAGGTCTAAATCAGTAAAAGCATTTACTACTGCTGCTCCTGAGCCTGCTCCATCTAAATATACGACAGCTACCCTTCCTGTTGGAATAGTTACATTAGCTCCTGAACCTTGGGAGATAATTATGTTTTGAGAACCTGAAGTGGCATTTTCAATAATCTGCACCCTTTTCATAGTGTTAGGTGCAATAGTAATAGTACATGCAGAATCTAATGTGCCTGTATATTTAACATACATAGCTCTTGCTGCATCAGAAGCACCATCTGCTACTGTTGATGTATGTGTATCTGCGTTTGTTGTTATGGCTTCTGTACCATAACCTAAAGCTTCTCCAATTAATTCTAAATTTGTATTTGTAGTAGTACCCCATGTTCCACTAGCATCACCAGTAGCCATTTCGTTTAGTCTTAAGTTATTTACATATGTACTTGCCATATTTAGTCCTCGTTAAAATTATATATCATTTATGTTGCAATCTCAGTATAGTTTGGTGTTTGACTTACTGTTATTTGCGTATAGTTTGGTGTTTGACTTGGTGTTATTGGTGTATAAGTTGCTGTTAAATTTTGTGCTAATTGACCATAAACATTTACTGTTAGTATTTCACCTATAACTAATTCAATTCCTTCTAATAAAATATTTGCATCTGCTGTAGATGTCACACTTCCTAAAGCAGTTGTACCAGCAAAACCTGTTACATCCAGGTTATTATTAGTAATTAATGACTCTGTGCCTAAAGAAGAAGTTAATTCAATTCCTGTAACAGATACATTTGCAGCACAAGATACAGATTCATCTCCTAGTTCTGATGTTGAGGCTACTGCTGATACTCCAGTAACTGCAGCACCCATAGTAATAGCATTACCTAATGCTGATGTACCTTCTAATCCAGTTACAGAAGTATTTGCATCTGCTGTAACTGTTTCGCTGCCTAATGCTAATGTACCAACATTACCTGTAACAGATACATTAGCTATACCTGTCACAATTTCACTTCCTAATGCTGAAGTTCCTGCATTAACTGTAACAGAAACATCTGCAGAGGCAGAAACTGTTTCACTACCGAGTGCAGTAGTTCCTGCAACTCCAGTAACTTCTACAGGTAGGGGATTAGACCACTCGCCTTGTCCCCAAGTACCTCTGCCCCAGCCTGTTACATTAGCCATAGGCTATTAAGCTATTCTTATAATAGCGTTTGACGCATCTGCTGCTGGAAATTGAATTGTAAAATCACCTGCTGTAGAAGTCTTATCTCCACCAAATGCTAAAACACAAACTGCTCTATCACTATTGGTATCATTGTAGATAAGACAACCATTTGCTGTAACAGTAGCATTACTAAATGTTAAATCAGCAAAGTCAGTAAACGCAGTTGTTCCTGAAGTTGTAGGATTTACATTAGTTAATGCAGAACCAGTCGCTGTGTAGTTTGTACCACTTACTTCATTTGAACTTGAATACGCAGTTGTAGAAGCACCTAAAGATGCAGAACTAGTATATAAAGCTAACTTGAAGCTATTGCCTCCTGAAGCTAAAAAATTGTGTTTACCTTCAAGTAATTCTTGTTTAAATGAAGTACACATTGCTTGTGATATTGCCATTATAGTCTCCTAATAATATTAGCCATTTCTTTATGACCTTGTTTTTCTAATAATCCTGCTACAGTAGCTCTATCACTTGCTATAGCTTGTTTCATATACAACAAAACAACTGTTTGTATAGTTTCTTTAAATGCTTCAGCCTGGGCTTTAACCATAGGGTCTGCATTGTCACTTACAGAAATCAATCGTTCCATTATTCTTTCAGTCCAATATTCAGGTTTTAAACCTTCATTTTGTGTAGTTTTTACTTCTACACTTCCTATTGTACTTTCTACATCTACACTAAACATTTATTTTTCTTTGTCCATCTCTATAGGCATCTTTACGATTATACCCATCTGATTGTAGTGTAAGTCTTTGTAAGGCTTCTTGAAATCTTTTTTCATAAGTATTTAAAACATCAGGCTCGCCTTTCATAAAAGTATATGCTTCACATAAACTTCCATATAGCAATGCTTCTGGTGCATTTGTACCTAACCATGTTGTTCCATCTGCTGATTCAGTAATAGATTGCGGTGTATAAAAATAATGTAATTCTATTGAAAAAGCAGCACTAGGCGTTGGTCCTACAATAAAACTTTCATCATCAAACTGTCCATATACTTTAGGCAATCCTGTTGTTGTTGCTGATGGGTATGCTTCTCTTATGTAATTTACATCTTTGTTTAAAAGATAATTATGATTTCCACTAGAATCTATAACTGCTAAAGAATATGGATATAAATAATCTGATGGTGTTTTTAAATACTGATTACTAATAGTTAAAGCACCTGTAACATTTTTTCTAAAGTTTGGTAATTCAACAGACTTAATAATTCTGTCTTCTGCTTGAACAATAAATGTAGGTAAATCAGCAACAAAAGTTGCTTCAGTATTTTGCGTATAATCTTGTATAGCAGATTTTAATGTTGTAAATGTAAAACTCATGATGTACTCACTTTAACTTTTCCTACTTCACCTTTAATATTGAGACCCATTGTACTAGAACCAAATTGTGCTAATCCACCACCTACAGGATTAAAAGAAAAATATGTAGTAGATTCTGTTTCACCTCCATCTGGTCTAGGATTAAATAAAGTTTGTGGGTCACTAGCATTTACTTCACCTAACTTTAATTGTGGATGGTCTACATCAAAACAATCTTCACAAACACGCATACCATTACGCTTACTATCTTCTATTTCATATTTCAGTTTATTTAACTTATATGAAAATCCACATCTATCACATTGACCTAATGCTTTACTTGCTCTTGCGTATGCCATTTAATAACCATATGTCCCTAAGTCAGGAACAAATTTTACAGAAGCTCTTTCTCTATCTGCATCACTTACATCTTTCCATAACTCATCATATCTTTGTTTAATCATTGGAACTCTTGGTTGAGCTTCAGGTGATTTAACTGCTAAGTTATATGCCAAAGCATATGTTAAACAAGGCAAATATCTTGATGGTACATCTACATTATTACTAGCTACATCGCCTGTATCTTCTATTCTTTGTATGTAGTCATAGACTAATGTATAAGCTTTATCAGGTGTTGACCATAAAACTAATTTTATACTTCCACTATCCTTATCTACATAAAACTGTGTAGGTTTAGCTTGTAGTAATTTATTAGATTGATGATTATATTCTGTTCTTGATATTCTATTTAGGCGTTGGTCAAACTGTTTAGTTTCATCTCCAGCATCTGTTCTGATAAAAACATCTACAATATCTAAAGCAGATGACTCTACAGTATAGCTACTAGTGCCTTCAGTTACAGAAACGCTTGCTTGTTCTACAGTCCAAAGATTTAATCCTTTGTTTTGCCATTCCAAAAATACTAAATTAAGTGCTCTTTTAGCACCTCTAAAGCTATAACCTGAACGCAATTCTAAACCACATAGGTCATAAGCTTCTTCCATAATATCGCTTATGTCTAAGTTGAATGAATGTGTTCCACTTGTAGCCATTATTTATCCTTTTTTATTTTTGTAACTTTAATACCAGAAGGTGTAACAAATGTTTTCTTTTTTGATGCAGGTGCACTTTTAATTTGCTTTTGCATATTTGTTCTAGACATTGCCATTTAACACTTCCATCTTCTACGAGCCTGTCTAATTCTTGAATTAGGGTCGTTTCTAGTTTTAGCTGAACTTCTTTTTAATTGACCTAAAGACCTAGCACAGTAAGACTTTCTGCGTTTAGCAGCCTTACTACCTTTTTTTACTTTGCCTGTTACTGCGGTTTTTAACTTAGAACCTGGATTAGCTTTACGATAAGCTGCAACTCCTTTCTTAGTCATACCAGCACCAGACTTAGTGCTACGATAATTTGCACCCTTACCTTTTGTAGTTTTAGGTATAGGGTTCTCTCGTTTTCTTTTGGTCATTAGAACACTAGTTAGCTCTTACCACCTCTAGCCATACCTTTAGACCTTTTCTTTTTAACGCCTGGTTCAGTCATACCGCCACCAAACATTTTTTTAACATAGTCTTTGTATTGCATAACATTTTGTTCTTTGCCAACTTCAACGCCTGACTTACCACCACCTGCCATGTACTTAGATGATTTG